GTTGCCACCAGCGCCACCAAGATTTTGCTGTCCATTGGTTGCCAGTCCCATGACGATGTTCGCCAGTTGCTCGGCTTGTTCGGCGGCCCGCAACTGCTTCATTTCCTTGACTTGCGCGGCGGTGTAGCCGAGCTTATTGCGCCACAAGAACTCTTGCGGCACACCCAACGTCGCGTGATTCTGCGCCTCTTGCGAAATCAACAGTTCGTTGCGCACTTCTGCCGAGGCCCACACCGGCGATAAGCTGGCTTCGGCGTTCAGCGTGGGTGTGCCGCCCATGGCGTTGTGCAGGCGCGCCGCCACCCGGATCGCCTGCACCCAGGCATCGCCAAACTGCACGATGCGTTCATGCGCCCGCGCGACGAGGCCCGATTCCATCTGCTTCAAGGCTTCACCGGACGGCACATCGTCCCCCCAATTGCCGGACTGCCACAAGTAGTACTGCGGCGTGCGCGTCGTCTTACCGATGGCCCCGATGATCGTCTGCAAGGTCTCGATCAACTGCTTCAAGTCGCCGGCGCGAATGGCATTCATCGTCGCGCCCTCGAACAGTTCCAGCAGGCGGCCCGGCGCGATCTGGATATCGTCGTCGGTGGCTTCGTCATCATTCGTCGGCGCGGCCCCCGCCGGCCCTGGATAGGACACGGCGTACATCTGAAAGCCGGTCAGATCAGCGGCGGCCAGCAGGTCTAGCAGGGCCTTGTTGACGGCGTTTTGCAAGCCGATCACGTCTTCCAGTTCCGAGATCTTGCCGGGATTCTGGAACTCAATGGCCGCGAGGCCCAGGGGCTTACCACCCTCGTTCAGCGTCGCCGTCCAGAATTGCAAGGCGGGGCCTTCGTCGGCGGCAATCGGCGTCCAGCCGAACTCACCGCGCACGTCTTCCTGTTGGCGAATGATGCGATCCGCGTAGAACAGCGTGCGCCGCTTCTGGCCGAACTTCTTGGTCAGGGGATCAGAGACGGCCCAATACTTGACCGCGGCGCGCGGCTTAGTGGTCTCGTCGTCCACGTAGTAGGTTGTGCCATTGTCGCCGTCATAGCGGCGATTGGCGGTCAGCGTCGGCGCGCCGGTCTCGGCGTCCCACCCGACAATCAGGTAGCTGGCCCCGTCGCGCAAGGCCCGCCGATGTAACGTCACCTGCTCGATGTCAAGCTTGGCGCGATTCCACAAGTCCGCCACCCACAGCGCCAACGCGGGATCGTCGGATTCGAAGCCGATGACCTTCAAGCGTTCGCGCAGGATGTCTACCACCAGGCGACAGACATTGAAGCAGACGGTGTGCGAGGCTTTGGTCAGCAGGTCGCCCAGGTATTCCTGTTGGCGCGCCGACAGAAACACCGGATGATCGCCGTCGTAGTAGGCGCGATAGTCCTTGACGGCCTGCCAGGTCGCGGCGAGGTTAGCCGCTTGCGCTTGCAGCCAAATGAACTTTTCCATGTTCCGTTGCGAAAGCGGTAGCGTCATGGTCAATACTCCGAACTACGGGCGCGCGTCTGACTGCGGGTCAACCCGGCCACGACGTAGCGCAGTGCATCGAGGCGGTGAAAGGCCGCCTTGTTCGCGATCTTCTCAGTTGGATGTCCCTGGGCGTCAATCTCACGGCTGTAGGTCGTCAACTCGTTGACCAGGCCCGCCAAACCCTTGCCGATGAACAGCCGGTTCTGCCGAAACAGGCCAATCACCCGGTCAATCTGCGCTTCTACGTCCGTGACGGGCGGGCGTTGGAGCGGAATGCCGGCGCGCTGCCAGTCCATACGCTGTTGATCTTCCCCCGCGGCCCCGCCATACCACTTGACGTACCGAAACGGCGCGGCATTGATCTTCGCCAACTGCGCATGTTCCGTCGTCGAACGGCCACCCGTCAACGTCTCGCGAAAGACGTAGAGGCGGTGGGTGACCGGTTCTTCGGCCAGCCACACTTGCGCCGTCCGCACGGCCCCGAAGTCCACGCCGACGTAAATGGGCCAGAACGGCGGGATATAGGGCAGATTGATGCGGTGCAACTCGGTGTTGAAGTCTTCATAGATCAGGCCGCCCGGTCGCGCAAAGGCGCCATTGTAGAACATCTCGAACTTCCACGGCGGCAACGTGGCGCGCATCCGTTCGTACTCGGCCAGCGGAAACGCGGGATTGTCAATCGAGCGAAACTGGATTACGTCATAGTCGGGATCGCCCGCCGCATAGCGGTCGTAAATCTCGCACTTTAGCCAGCCCAGGTTGTAGGGCGTCGTCGTGCCCAGCACACGCCCTTGCGCCAGTGACAGGCGGCGCTGAATGGCTTCCCAGGCGTCCAGGGTGAACGTGTCCATGCCGCACTCGTCCAGCCAGGCGGCTTTGACCGAACTGGATTCCAAGCCACCCGGCGAGTTAGCCGACCGCAGGATAATGCGCGTGTCGCCGTCATTTGAGACAATCACCCGGTCGCTGGCGCTGTACTTGCCCCACTTGAGACGCTCACAGAAAAAGCGCAGCGTTTCAGGCAGCATTTTGAGCTTGAACAGGTCATACGTGGCGGTGACGGCCAGATAATCGCCCGGCCCCATTTCGTTGATCCACTTCCAGAGAATCACCGGGCCGATGGACGTTTTCCCACTCTGACTGCCCGCCACGATGAACACAAACCGCGCCTGGCTGTCCCAGGCGCGGGTTTGGCCCAGATGCAGGTTCAGGCGCAGCTTGCCATCGGTGATTTCGACAAGATCAGGCATGTTGTACTCGTTGCGGTGTCAAGCCTAAGTCCGCCAGGCGTTCCAGGATCACGGCGCAATACGTCGGCAATTGCTCAATACCGTACCCGATGCGTTGTTGCTTGTGCGCCGCGACCAATGTCGTTCCGCTACCACAAAACGGATCGCACCATACGTCAGCACGGCGCGAGTAGGCCCGTACAAAAAACTCCGGTAAGCCAATCGGGAACGGTGCGGCATGACTTACGGCAGCCGACACACCAGAGATGCGCAAGACATTATCCGGTAACGCCAGCCCGTCCGAGGCTTCGCGCTGGGTTTTGCTGGCCAAGCGCCAGCGGCCATCATCGCTTTTCTGCATTCCGCCAGGGCCATGTGGCACACTTTCGGATGGCTTGGCGACGGCGTGCGGGTCAAAATACAGCCGACTGTCGCGCGCAAAATGGTAGATGGGTTCAAAACCATTCCGAAAACGATTCGGCCACGCCCCCGGAATGTTCTGATGTACCCAAGTCAACTCATCAACAAAGCGCCAACCCCATTTGCGCTGCATGGCCAGCACCAAATCAAACACGTAGAGCACCCGTTCGCCATCTGCGCAATGCGGTTTGATATTCACGAAAAACGAACCATCGGCGGCCAGCACCGCTTGGACGTTGTCTTGCACGGCCTCCCACCAGGCCACGTATTTGGCGGCCGGCACACCGCCATATTGCGCCTTACGTTGTTCGGCATATGGCGGTGATGTAAAAACGCCATTGACCTTGCTACCAGCTAACACACGCGACCAGGTCTCGGCTTCGCGACAGTCACCGCAAATCAACCGATGCGGCCCAATGGCCCATACGTCGCCGGTCTGCACCTGCCATTTCTGCTGTAGTTCCGCCGCCTTGTCGAGTTGTGCGCCCGCGTCTTCCGCGACCGTGTCTGCTTCCGCGTCCGCCGCGTCAGTGTCGTCGCCTGCGGCTTCCGCATCCGCCCACTGCTGGCCCAACGTGCTGATTTCGGCCGGCGTCCACAAGTCGGCCAACGTCGCCGCGTCGAAGCCGCCAATGATTTCCACATCCCAGGACAGATCCAATTCCGCCACGCGATTCGCGGCGAGTGACAGCCGTTGCGCCTTTGGATCGGCGGCACTGGCGATGTCATCCCGCACCACCACGACCGGCCGTGTGCCATCGGTATGCACGATCAGCGGTTCGGCCAGGCCCTTGCGCTCGACTACTTCGAGCCGCGCCGAGCCGTCGAACGTCTCACCATCCGCCGCCGTGGTGATCGCACCGATCCAACCATCTTCCAGGCTGCGTTCTAAGGCGGTGATACCCCGCGCCGTGTGCCGGTTGGCGTTATGACGCTGCTTACGGAATTGCACGCAACACTTCCCCCCTTTGCGCTAATCGTTGCTGGCATGTGCCGGAACTGTCAATCACGATCCGTTTCAGATTACAGGCCAACCAATCGTGCGACTCGTGAACCAAATTGAAACGACACGTCGTGTCATAGCACGTTAGTTTCACGACCGGTTCAATTTGCACTGTTACGACAAAATCAGGTAACTGTGCCATGTCAGCACTTCCCCCGTTTGCGCTTGCGCCGCAGTGACCGGCGCTTGGACTCGGTGTAAGACGTTTGTTTACCCACCCGCCTACGGTTAGCCTCCGTCCGTATCCCGCCAGCTTGTAGATCGCTACGTCAACACCGCTACAGCAGCCCCGGCTGCACCGCCGCCAGCCGTGCCCTGGCGATCGCCACGTACTCCGGCTCCCGCTCGATGCCG